TTCTGCTGCTCTGCCTCTCGTCCCGCCACGGAATCCGCAACGATTGAAGACGAAAAGGAAGTTAAAACGGAAACGCTGTCTTTGACCGCAACGGCGTTGAACAGTGGCTTGGTAAAAACTAAAACCTGTGAAAAAACGGATGCCGAGGTTTATGAGAATTGGTACAAGGCGGTATATATGCCAGATCTGGCTGCCGCTGTACAGAGTGGTAAAGTATCCGCAGCATCTGTAAAAGCGTAAGGAGAGTGCAGTATGGCAATTCAGAAGAACATCACCATTGACGGCATTGATGTGCCGTTCAAGGCAAGTGCAGCAGTTCCAAGGCTGTATCGTCTGAAATTTCGCAGAGATATTTATCAGGACTTTGCAGCACTGCAAAAGTCTGTGGGAGAAAATACAGAGAAATCTTCCGCACTGGACATTGAAAGCCTTGAGGTATTTGAGAACATCGCCTATATCATGGCAAAACACGCTGCTCCGGAGAATGTTCCTGATAATCCGGACGACTTTCTGGAACAGTTCAACACATTCAGCATCTATGAGATTTTGCCGCAGCTGATCGATCTCTGGGGTTTGAACGTAGAAACGCAGGTCAAGTCTAAAAAAAACATCGCCCGATTGACCGACCGATGACCACACCACTATTTTTGTTGCGGTGCGTTCAGCTTGGTTTGTCAATGGGCGATTTGGATTTTTTGACCATTGGTCTGGTGAATGATATGTTCACCGAACGAGAAAATGACGATTTCAAGTATGATTCTCTGGCAACGCAGGAGGATTTTGATGCGTTTTAACCTATATGATGTGTTTCCACAGCCATTCCTGCAATTGTCGGTCATCCATTTCACCGGCTGCAATTCCGAGAATCATTTGAATCAATTCATCGTCATCATATTCCACTTCAATATGATTCAGAGAAAGAAATACAAGCATTGTATGCGTGCCGATTCTTTTATTTCCATCTACAAACGCATGATTTTTTATCAAACTGTATCCAAGACGAGCTGCTTTTTCTATGATTGTCGGATATAATTCTGCATCATCAAACGTTTGGAAAGGTGCATTCAATGCCGAATCCAGAAGTCCTTCATCACGAATTTCCGCTGAGCCGCCTGATTCCTTCACCAGTTCTTTGTGAAGCAGCATTACCTGTTCCTTTGTGAGTCGTTTCATTTGGCAAGTTCCTCATAAACAGCAGCGTTGCGTTTCATCAGTTTTTTTGAAACAGAAAGCACTTCTTCATCCGATGCCGTTTCCGCTTCTTCTGTGTCTTCAATCATTCTGACTTCATAACGGGGCTTATTATTTTTGAAAATAACGGCCGTTCCATACCGGTCTACGATTCTTGTTACCATGGAAAAATTCTGATTTGCTTCTGTCATAGAAATAATTGTGTTTGTATCTATCATCATACGAACACCTCCTTGCTCTTATTATACCATATTGTTAGGATAAATTCAACCTATTTTTTGAAAAAGGCAGGTGACCCCCATGGCAAACCGCATCAAAGGCATCACCGTAGAAATCGGCGGTGATACCACCAAGCTGTCAAAAGCACTGGAAGGTGTCAACAAGGACATCAAGGGGACGCAGACACAGCTGAAAGATGTGCAGAAACTGCTGAAACTTGACCCCACCAACACCGAACTCTTGTCCCAGAAGCACAAGCTGCTGGCAGATGCGGTGTCTGCCACCAAAGAAAAGCTGGAAGTACTGAAAACTGCCGCAGAACAGGCAAACACCGCTCTTTCAAATGGCGAAATTTCCCAGCAGCAGTATGATGCCTTACAGCGTGAGATCATCGAAACCGAAAACGAACTGAAACGCCTGACCACAGAAGCAAACAATTCTCACACCGCCCTGGAAAAACTGGGTGTGGTCGGAGAAAAAATGCAGGATGCCGGAGATAAGATCTCTGGCGTGGGACAAAAGCTGCTGCCCGTCACAGCTGGTGTCACGGCTCTGGGCACCATTGCTGTGAAAACTGGTGCAGACTTTGATGCTGCTATGTCCAAGGTGGCAGCTGTTTCGGGTGCGACCGGTTCAGAGATGGATGCTCTCCGGGAAAAAGCACGTGAAATGGGCAGCAAAACAAAATTCTCTGCAAGTGAAGCTGCGGATGCTATGAACTACATGGCAATGGCAGGCTGGAAGACCAATGATATGCTCAGCGGTATCGAAGGCATCATGAATCTTGCTGCTGCTTCCGGCGAGGACTTGGCATCTACTTCAGACATTGTCACGGATGCTTTGACCGCTTTCGGTTTGTCTGCCTCGGACAGCGGACACTTTGCAGATATTCTGGCAGCCGCAAGTTCCAACGCCAATACCAATGTCAGCATGATGGGCGAAACTTTCAAGTATGCCGCTCCGGTGCTGGGTTCCTTGGGCTATTCCGCTGAAGATTCCGCTATCGCCATCGGACTGATGGCGAATGCCGGCATCAAATCCTCACAGGCTGGTACAGCACTGCGTTCCGCCATTACCAATTTGGCAAAGCCGACCGATACGGTGGCATCTGCCATGGAACAGTACGGCATTTCTCTGACGGATAGTTCCGGCAAAATGTATTCTCTGCGGGAACTCATGGAACAACTCCGACAGAAATTAGGCGGTCTTTCTGAGGCAGAACAGGCACAGGCAGCCGCATCGCTGTTTGGCAAAGAGGCCATGTCCGGTATGCTGGCGATCATCAATGGCTCCTCGGCAGACTTTGAAAAGCTGTCCAATGCCATTGACACCTGTTCGGATACAGTAGACGGCTACAATGGCACAACTGAAAAAATGGCGGCGGTCATGCAGGATAACCTTGCCGGACAAGTGACCATCTTGAAGTCCCAGCTGGAAGAGTTGGCAATTTCCTTTTCTGACATCCTGATGCCTACCATTCGCTCTATTGTTTCCCGCATTCAGGAACTGGTGGACAAGTTGAACCAGTTGGATCCGCAGACCAAAGAAACCATTGCAAAAATTGCACTGGTGGCTGCTGCTCTGGGCCCGATGCTGGTGGTGCTGGGAAAGACCATCTCCAGCGTGGGAACAGTCTTTTCCGCAGTATCCAAACTGCCTGCACTTTTCTCGGCTGTGCAAAGTGGCATCGGAGCCATTACCGGAGCATTGGGTGTGTCATTAGGTCCGCTGCTTGCCATTATCGCAGCTGTTGCTGCTTTGGTGGCTGCCTTTGTGCATTTCTGGAAAACCAATGACGAATTCAAAAGCAATATCATCGCCATCTGGGAGCAAATCAAAAGCACCTTTACTGGATTGACACAGGGCATCACTGACCGGCTAAATGCTCTGGGATTCGACTTTGAGAGTTTCACCGATGTGCTGAAAGCGGCATGGGATGGACTGTGCAATCTGCTGACTCCTATTTTTGAAGGCGTCTTTCAGAATATCTCCAATATTTTCTCTGGATTTGCAGATATTTTCTTAAATTCACTTGATGTGCTGATTGGTCTATTTACCGGCGACTGGGAGCAGTGCTGGAATGGCATCAAGGGTATTTTTACGTCTATCTGGAATTTCGTTGTCAACACGTTCCGCAATATCATGAATACCCTGAAAGGCATTGCAGATGTGGTGCTGGGGTGGTTCGGAACAAGCTGGAACGAAGTCTGGACTTCCATCAAAACATTTTTTGTGGACACATGGAACAGCATTGCTTCCTTTTTCACGGGAATCATTACCGGAATCCGAGACTTTTTCGTCAACACATGGACGACTATTTCCACTACCTTCACCACCATTGTCACTGCCATTCAGACGGTGGCAACGACCGTATTTACAGCGATTCGGGATTTCTTCACCATCATTTTTACGGCAATCTACAACTTTTTCAGCACGATTTTCAATGCCATTTACAATGTAGTTTCTACGGTCTTTCAGGCAATTCATAACGTCATTACGACCGTTTGGAACGCCATTTACACCACCTTAGAACCGCTGATCACGGCATTTGGCTATCTGTTTCAGACGATTTTTGAAGCCATTCAGATCATTGTGGGCAGAGTGATGAACTGGATCTCGGAGAAGATCCGTGCCATTTGGAATGCGATCGTGGCGTTTTTAACGCCGATTTTAGAGGGCATCCGAACGACATTTGAAACCATCTGGAACGCCATTTCTACTACAATTTCCACGGTCTTAACGGCAATTCAAGATGTGGTGACTACGGTTTGGAATGCGGTATCAGGTTTCATTTCTTCTGTTTTGTCAGCAATCTGGAATGTGATTTCTTCCATCTGGAACAGCATCTCCGGTACGATTTCCAGTGTGATGAATGCCATTTTTTCTGTGGTATCGTCTATCTGGAATCAGATTTCTTCTGCGGTTTCCAATGTTCTGAACGCCATCCAATTGGTGGTATCTAACATCTGGAACAGCATCAAGAGCACCATTTCCAACGTGATGCAGAGCATTTCTTCTACGGTGTCCAGCATCTGGGACAACATTCGTTCTGCAGTTTCTGATAAGATCAGTGGTATCCAGTCCACCATTCAGAATGGATTCGATGCCGCTGTGGGATATATCAGGGGACTGGCTTCCGATGCTTGGAACTGGGGACGGGACATCATTCAGGGAATCATTGATGGCATTCAGAGTGCCATCGGCTGGCTGGCGGACTGCGTCACCAATGTTGCCGATACCATTCGGGATTTCCTGCACTT